ACAGAACCAAAGAAATTAAAATTTAGTACATCTTCTGGTGGAGCAGATATTAACTTTACTGATTCTGTTGCAGGATCTATAACTTTTAATACACCTGTAGTTTATGATAATAAACTAAACATTGACGCATCTACTTCAACAAACCAAGCAGTCAAATATTACACTGATGGAACTCCTTTAACAGGTCTAACTTCTGGTAATACATATTTCTTAAAGAACGTATCTATTTCTAGCTTTGCTGGGTCACAGGCTCTTTATACATTAGCAGGTAATACACATACATTTACAACAGCTGGTGTTACTGGTAGAACAGGGCCAACAATTGCACAGCTTCGTGCAGCATATACAGGAGCTTCTGCTTGGAGAGATACATACCTAGCTCAAGGTACTTATCAGGGATATCAAGACTGGACTGTACCTGTTTCTGGTATTTATGAATTTACAGTTAATGGTGCTTCAGGCTATAACGGAGATGGCTCAGGTGGAGTAGGTAGAGGCGCAATAGTTAAAGGACGTGTCTCTCTTGTAAAAGGTGAAGTTATTACCATTGTCTGCGGACAAGTTGGTGCAGCACCATCATCTGGTACACGATATGGTGGTTCAGGTGGTGGATCATTCGTTGTTCGTAAAGCTGGAAACCAACCTCTTCTAATTGCAGGTGGAGGTTCTGCAGAAACATTTAACACCGCAGGTCGAGATGGTGTTCTTTCTCAGTTAGCTGGTACTTCATCTACTGGAGTTGCAGCAGGTGGAACAGCAAGCAATGGTGGTCGTTCTGCTGGTGGATATTCTCCTGGTGGTGGTGGATTTACTTCAAGAGGTCAAGATGCAATAGGTAACTTTGGTGGAGGATCTTTCCTAGACGGTCTTACTCAGAACGCAAACGCAAGAGTTGGCGGAGCAGGTGGTTTTGGTGGAGGAGCTCAGGCAGACGGTCAGACAGTAGGTCAATCAGGTGGTGGCGGTGGTTACTCTGGTGGTGGCGGTGCTCGTACAACAGCTGCAAACCAATCAGGTGGCGGCGGTGGTTCTTATATCGCTCCTATTGTTTCTACCGTTTCAACATCTACAGGTTTATTTGATGGCGTAGCTGTGTTTAACAGTAATCCTATTACTAACTTAAACGCATACAACACTGGTGAAGGTTCTGTAGTAATGACTCTCGTTTCTTCATTTACAACAGGTAACAGTGTTCACCCTACAGCACTAGATGCTGAAAACGGTACAAACGCTATTGCAATTACCCCTCAAGGAAACTCTTATCACGCTTTTCACCCAATAAGCTTGGATTCTCAAAACGATCAGATTCATAGCAATATTGCTCACAACTTATCTGATGGAGAAGCTGTAATCCCTGCTTTCCAAGTAGGTAACCCAGCGGGTATTTCTTCAAATACTATTTATTATGTAAATACTGTAAACGCTTTTTCTTACAGACTAAGCAGCACACCTTCTCCAAGTTTTACAACAATTAACCTAACTACTCCTTCTGCAAAAACTAGCGGAACTCAGTCAACATTGAGTCGAGTTGTTGTTAACACCGCAACCGATACATTGACTATTCCTAACCACGGATTCTTAGTAGATCAACCTCTACAATATGACACAGGATCAGGAAATGCAATCGCTCCTTTGGTAGATGGATCTACTTACTATGTACAGGAAGTTTTGAATGCAAACCAGATTCGTCTAAAGTCTGCTTTAAACTCTCCAACATATATTAACTTTACTGCAGCTGGAACTGGAACTGCTCACAGCTTTATTTTCCTAACTGTTAACGTTGCTGAAGATACTATTTATATCCCTAACCATGGATTAGTTTCTGGACAAGCAGTTAGATATAACAATGGTGGTGGAACATCAATTGGTGGACTGTCTCATAACACTCTTTACTATGTAATTAAAGTAGATAACAGCATCATTAGATTAGCAACAAATAAAGCTTTGACTCAGGTAGTTAATATAACTTCTGCTGGAACAGGTACTCAGCAGCTAGTTATTACATCTATTGACTTTACTGAAAACATTTTAACTCTTCCAAATCATGGATACTTACAAGGCGAGCTAGTTCAGTATGACTCTAGAGGACAAACAGTTCTTGGAGGATTAACTACAGCAACTCCATACTATGTAATCTTTATTGATGGTGACAATATTAAGCTTGCCACAACCCCAGAAAATGCAGAATCTGGAACAGCGGTGGATCTTGTATCTTCTCCTGCAGGTGTAGGACGCCATACTCTCCAATCTTTAAGTAAGACTCCAGATGGAATTTACGACATTGTATCTATCCCAACTCCTACAACTTTTACAGTTGAAGCTAAGGGATCTGTACCAAATATTGTAAAAACATTTAACCCTAGATCTAGTATAGATACAGTTTTTGATTATATTTATCTACCATCTCATGGATTAGTTACAGGTACATCTCTTCTTTACAGTAAGGGAGAAGCTGCTACAACCATAGAAGGTTTAACAGATAACACTACATATTATGCAATTGTTGCTAATAGAGACTACCTAAGATTAGCTACATCTGAAGCAAACTCAGCATCAGGTATTTATGTAGACATTCTTGGTTTTGGTACAGGTGTTGCACATACTCTTACAACATCTCAGATTAACGGAAACATTACAGGATCTGGTTCCGTATCTGTTGTCTCTGGATCTGTTCTTGTAAACGGTAGCGGTACTTCATTCTCTAAGATTCTTAAGGTGGGAGATAATTTTAGATTATTCCCTAACAATTCTCTTATAGAAATAGGCGAAGAACTCATTACTACTGCTGGTATAAACATAGCAGCTAACACTATTGGAGTTACTCACGCAATTGCCACTGGAACAGCTATGGTTGCAGGATTTACTACAACAGGAGATATTAGCCCAGTAATTGTATTAGGAGGAGTATCTACAGATCTTGTTGGAGCACAGGTTTTTATAAGAGCTATTAACTCTACAAGCATCTCATTGCACCCTACAGCACTCGATGCAACTAACAATACTAATATTATAGATATTACATCTACTGGAACATCTTCTACAGGATTCAAATTAGTTCCTGTTTTGCCATACTTCTTGCCAGCAGATATTAATACTACAACAAACAGAATAACAAAGTCTCATCGTTTTATGACTGGAGATACAGTTAAGTTCTCAGCTGGCGCTGGTGTAGCACCAGCTCCACTTGTAGATGGATACTACTACTTTGTTAGAGCAGTTTCCGATACTGAAATAACTCTTCACGGATCTGCTTTAGATGCAACAGGAAATACAAACGTTATTGACTTTAGCACTACAGGAACTGGAACAACTTTTAGATTAACAGAGACAGCTCCTACCAGCCCAATTATCCGTAAGATTACTGCTATTGGTTCTGATACACAGATTACTGTAGATCGTCCTTATTCATCAGCTTATAACTCGATCTCATATTCATACCCAACATTCATCTATGTGCGTCCACAGGGATACTCTCTGCACCGTCCATTTGATGGTGGTGTTGAGATGTCAGTTGGATCTGGTACATCTCTTGGTCAGATTGTTCGTCAGACTCGTAAGTACTTCCGTTACCAGTCAGGTAAAGGTATTCAAACTTCTTGTGGTATTAACTTCAAGCCATCAATCGACATCGAGAGCATGGTTAAGTTTAGTAATACAGTAATTGAATGTAAATCCCGTCGTCCTCACGGTTTGATTTCAGGTCTGTTTATTAGGGTTTCTGAAGCCCAAGATTCATATGGCAATGTAAGTACTATTTATAACGGAGATTTCCAAGTTACTGTTGTAGATCTAACTACATTCCGTATCGTTAAGGGTGGAGGAATTCCAGAGAATCGTGCTTATGGATTCCCTCAATTCTATGTCCGTGAATGGCAAAACGGTGCTGTTAGAACAGGTATGTTTGATTTCCAGAACGGTATGTTCTACGAATACGATGGTCAAGAAATCTATGCGGTACGTCGTTCTTCAACACAGCAGATTGCTGGAACAGTAGCAGCTCTTCAAGGATCTGAACTTGTTTTTGGAACTGGAACTAGCTTCCAAGCTCAGCTAGATGTCGGCGATATGATTGTTATGCGTGGACAGAGCTATCGTGTAGTTCAGATTGACTCTGATACAAGATTATCTATTCGTCCTGAATATAAAGGTTCTTCTGGAACTGAGAAAGAATTTAATCCTCAGACTGCTGTAAACACTACTACAGATACATTTAATATCATCGGTCATGGATTTAGTAATCTTTTGCCAGTTGTTTATAACTCAATTGATGGTGAAACAATTGGCGGCATGATTAACGGTCGTACTTACTACATCGATTTGATAAATAACAACTCTTTCAAGCTAAAGGCATCACCTTCTTCTGTAGGAAATATCGACTTAGCAAGTACTGGTACAACAACAGTTCACTCACTTACACCTGCTAAGTCAGGTATTATCGTGACCAAGACTGTTGACACCAAGATTCCTCAAGCGGATTGGTCATTAGACCCATGCGATGGATCTGGATCTACTGGCTACAATCTTGATCTAAGTAAGATTCAGATGGCTTACATTGACTACTCTTGGTACGGTGCAGGTAAGATTCGCTTTGGTTTCAAGACTACCGATGGTCAAGTTAGATATGTCCACGAATTTGTTCACAACAACAATTTGTTCGAATCATACTTCCGTTCTGGTAACCTACCAGCACGATATGAAGTAGTCACATACAATAACCCTACATACATCCCATACCTATTCCACTGGGGTACTTCGGTCATGATGGACGGCCGTTTCGATGACGATAACGCTTACTTGTTTACAGGTTCTAGCCAGACATTGAACATTCCAGGAACAACAGTTAAGGCGTTCTCATCGAGTGGAATTAACTTAAGCACTGATTTGTTCACAGTTCAGAGTCACGGATTTAATACTGGAGACGTCTTACAGTTCCAATCAATTGCTTCTAACGGTTATCCAGGATCTAACTCTCTTAACCCAGCAACACAAGTAGTTGGATCTAACTCATCCGCAACACTAATAAATAACGCTAGATACAAAGCATTTGTTAACAGCCCTAACCTTATTCACTTAACTCCAGAAAATGCAACAATAACTATTGGAGCTACAGTTGCAAGAAGCGGGTCTACAGTTACTGTAGATACAGCTACTCCACACGGACTGACTACAGGTATGTATGTTGGCATCTACGGATTGACAGCATCTGGTTTGACAGGTAAGCTTGGTGACCGAGATGTTATTAACCGAATGCAGCTTCGTTTGAAGGAAATTGGAGTTTCCAGTACACAGCTGGTTGACGTTAAGCTCTTGCTTAATCCACGTCTAAATAACTTGAACTTCCAAGGAGTAGACAATCCTTCCCTTACCCAAATTGTTGAGCATACTGCTCAAGACACAGTTTCTGGTGGAGTTCAGGTTTATAACTTCCGTGCAACTGGTGGTTCTGGAGGAACAGAAGCTACTACTACCGTAGACGTTAGCTCGCTGTTCGAACTCTCAAACTCTATTCTTGGTGGAGACTCTATCTTCCCTGATGGACCAGATATTCTCACAGTAGCTGTATCTCGTTTGACTGGTAACGCAACACTAACATCAGCTAAGATCTCATGGTCTGAAGCTCAGGCATAGGAGGCTATTGTGCCAGTACAAAGACTCGGTATAGCAAATCCTGCAGCCAACGAAGACACAGTTCTTGCTACATTTACAGATTCTTATCTAATCTCAGTAACTGCAGCAAGTAAAGCAGCTACAGCTACACCTGTAACAAAAGTAACTATATGGGTAGTTCCTGCAAATGCAACTATTCCTGCTCAATATGCTTATATAGCTTACAATTTACAAGTATCTGTAGGTAGCTCATTCGAGACATTTCGTTTTGCTGTAAATACTGGCGACACCTTATACATAAGATCAAACGTTTCTACAACATCTTTTAGTTGTAACGGTATTGAACAAGAAGATTCTGCGCTTCCAGCTAACATTGCTCAGACTCTAAATAATAAAGTTCTTCGTGGGCAGTACAACACTATCTATTTAGATAAAGGAACTACTGCAGAAAGAAGAAATGATGCTGAAGTCGGTTATGTAAGATTTAACACCGAAACACAGCAATTAGAAGTAAAAACTGAATCACAAGGCTGGCAAGATGTAGGAGCAGATGGTGTAGTAGGAGCCACTGGCCCATCTGGTGCAGATGGCGCAACAGGCCCTACTGGTCCATCTGGAGGACCTACAGGCCCTACAGGGCCTACAGGACCTACAGGACCAAATGGTATTGGTGGACCTATAGGTGTCACTGGTGCTACTGGTGCTACAGGCGTTGCAGGTCCAACTGGACCAGCAGGTCCGCAGGGAACTACATTACAAATTTTAGGAAGCGTTGCTAATCCTGGTTTACTACCTACCGCATCTGGTTCTATTGGAAATGCTTATGTAGTTATAAGTACTGGAACTGTTTATTCATGGGATGGTTCTGCTTGGGATGATTTAGGTGCAATTCAAGGACCAACTGGTCCTATTGGTTCAACTGGACCTACAGGTGCGACAGGCGCTGCGTCAAACGTGGCTGGTCCTACAGGCCCTACAGGAGCAACAGGTCCAAACGGAGCTACTGGTGCCGCATCTCAGGTCACGGGACCGACTGGCCCTACTGGAGCTACTGGTCCAGCTGGTATTCAAGGAGTTTTAGGTAATACAGGTCCTACCGGCCCTACAGGACCAACGGGGCCTACAGGTCCACAAGGAACAACTCTTAATCTTTTAGGAAGTGTTGCCTCAGTTGGATTGCTTCCTACTAACCCAAGCAACATTGGCGATGCTTATGTTGTGACTGGTGCAGGTAACAATGTTTATGGTTGGGACGGAATTGAGTGGGATAACTTAGGAGCTATTTATGGACCTACAGGTCCTACGGGTGCAACGGGAGCTGCGTCAAACGTAACTGGGCCTGTTGGACCTACTGGTCCTACAGGACCTACAGGACCAACGGGAGCAGCATCAATAGTACCTGGCCCTACTGGAAATACAGGACCGTTAGGACCTACAGGATCAACAGGACCTACGGGACCTATAGGACCGCAGGGAACATCTGTTACCGTTAAAGGAGTAGTAGCACAGGTAGTAGATCTTCCATCAAGTGGGAACACTGTAAATGATGCATATTTTGTTACTGCTGCAAATGTTTTATATGTATGGAATGGAACTAGCTGGAACAATGTACGACTACAAATGACAGTACTTCTTTTGTTGGTCTTTTTGAAAGCTTAACTGGACCTCTTGGTGGAAAAACAAATGCATCATTTACATATGATGCTACAAATGGAATTTTAAAAGTTCCTACTATTGAAGCTAACTCTATTGCAGCTCCTTCCACAAGCACTGGAACTTATTTAATAACTTCTCCTACAACAATTACATTAAATCCAACCAGTGAAATTTTAAACACTGCCCCTATCAGATTAGTATCTAAAACTAGCAGTCAGATAAGCACTTTAACTGCAAGTAATGGATCTTTAATTTGGGACAGTACTAATTCTAGAATTCTTGTGTTCAATGGAACTTCTTGGGTTACAGGTACTAACGCATCTTACCCTGCAATTACTCAACTAGATGTAACAAACAGTGGAGCTACTGCATATCTTTTCAATAATCAATACAGTGGAAACAATCCTACTATCTATGCAATTAGTGGAACTACCATTGCGTTTAATCTAAATGTAGTAGGCCATCCTTTCCTCATTAAAACATCAGGTGGCGCAGGAAATTACGACACAGGACTTATCCATGTCGGTACAGATGGAACTATTTCTACAGGCTCTTCCGCTCAAGGTAAGGTCTCAGGAACTCTATACTGGCAAGTACCAGCCAACATAAATGGAAACTATGCCTATCAATGCTCAATTCATAGCGGAATGCTTGGAGTTATTACAATTAAGGATATCTCGGCGATATGATAATGGAGACCGTAGGTAATTTTCAATGGAAAACAGAAGAAAGCGAGAATCCTCCTCTTCTTAATTTAACCATTAAAAATATTTCCCAAAATAAAACTGTACTGATTTCAGATGTAGTTTGGGCAACTGGTAGAGAAGATTTCCTTGAAGGTGTTTACAACACAGCTATTGAAACGCTTGAAGGTGCAGATCACTGCTGTTATTCAGGAAAAGTTAGTTATGTGAGCAATGTATGACACAATACAAAGAGTACACTGTTACCACAAAAGGATTAGATAGAACTGACTCCGTATGGGATGACCTTACTAGCTTTTCTGGCTCTACAACTATCCCTAATAGAGCTGTAGAAGTAGCAAATGCCAGAGAAATAAATCCTTATAATACTTCTTATTTTTTAACTGACGAAGAAGCTATAGATTTAAGAAATGATCCTAGAGTTGTTGATGTACAGGATTTAAGTAAACTATCTTTAGTAAAACACGCTTTTCAAGACTCTGAGTTTAATAAAACTTCTATCAATACTGGTTCAAAAGTAAACTGGGGTCTTTTAAGACATGTAAGAACATCAAATGTTTTTGGAGCCTCTACTGCAGATCCTGGCGGAACTTATGACTATGTTTTAGACGGTAGCAATGTAGATTTAGTAATTGTTGATAGTGGAATTGAACGTCTTCATCCAGAATTTTTAACAGCTTCAGGCCCAAGCAGTAGAGTAATTGAGTTAAATTGGTTTACGGCATCTGGAGTTACAGGTACTATGCCAGCAAATCACTACACGGACTATGATGGACATGGAACCCACGTCGCAGCGACTGCTGCTGGAAGAACCTTCGGGTGGGCAAAAAATGCAAATATATATTCTATAAAACTAGATGGATTACAGGGTACACAAGATATTGGAGCTGGTCTTTCCGTTGCTGACACAATGGATTGCATATTAGGTTTTCATTTAAATAAGACAAACGGTAGGCCAACTGTGGTAAATAATAGTTGGGGATATGCTATTTATTGGCATGAAAATGAGAATATACTTTCTTACTCTGCTGACCCTGCAGATCCAGGTTTTCCTATAATTTAGGGGATTATTATTACAATAGAGGGGCAAGTCCTAGCACTGGCGATGGTCCAGGTTTTGAAGTGGGATCTTTAGGACCGTTTACTACATCTGGATTAGATAGAAAAAGCTCCTTTAGCAATTCTGGTCCTGGAACAGACATATATGCTGCAGGTGGCTCTATTATGAGCGCTGTAAGCAATGTTAATGATGGAGATACTAATTTTGCTTACTATGCAAATAGTAGCTTTAAACAACAAGTTTATTCTGGCACATCGATGGCTTCTCCACAGATAGCAGGTCTATGTGCTCTACTTCTACAGGTTCATCCAGATTGGTCGCCTTTAAAAGTTAAAAATTGGCTGACAGCTAACGCTGAGCCAGACATGTATGCTACAAGCTTAGATAATGACTACTCTAATACTTCTAGTATTCATGGTGGAAATAATAGATTAGCTTATTTTCCTCTGTATGGTCAAAAAAGCTATCAGATGGTGGCATCATAGAGTATGATTACATATATATTTAGAAGGAGAAAATAATGCCTATAAAAAGACTAGGAGTGGCTTCTCCTGCAGCCTCCGTAACAACTCTACTGTCTAATGTTGATACTGCTGGCGTAGCGTCTATAATTGTTGCTAATAAGGGAGCTATAGATCTTCTTGCAACTATCTACATAGAACCTTTTGACAATATTGGCTCTCCTATTTTTAGATCTTACATAGTAAACAATCTAAGTGTTGGCGTTGGTCAATCATTTGAAACTTTTAGAGTTCCTGTAGCAGTAGGAGATTTAATATATGTAATTTCTTCTACACCAGACGCATCTTTTTCAGCAAACCTTGTCTACGAGCAAGTTGGAAGAACCAACATTGTGTATCAAAGCACTCAGCCAGGTTTTGCTTCTGTTGGAGATATTTGGATTGACAGTACAGATCAATCAGTTAGTTTCTACACGGGAACTGCTTTCAATACAATTGCAACAGTAGCGCCAACTGGACCAACAGGCCCAGCAGGTGCGACAGGAGCTGCATCTCAAGTCACTGGACCAACTGGACCGCAAGGTTCTGGAATAAATATTCTAGGAAGCTATGCAACATACAATTTACTTGTAGCTGATACTCCTGTTGGAAATATTGGAGACGGTTATCTTGTTGGCTCCGATCTTTATATATGGAGCGATTTAAATCAAGAGTGGACTCTTTCTGGTCCTATCGTTGGTCCAACTGGAGCAACGGGAGCGACAGGACCAATTGGTCCTAATGGAGTTGGTGGAAGTGTTGGCCCTACTGGTCCAACTGGTCCAAGTGGAGGACCAACTGGCCCAACAGGACCCACTGGCGCAACGGGTGCTACAGGAAGCACAGGAGCTGTAGGAAGCACTGGAAGCACTGGACCTGCTGGTGTTCGTTCCTCTGTTTTGTTTAGATACAGCAACACTATAACTGAAGCAGATCCAGGAAGTGGATTTTTTAGGTTTAACAATGCTGATACAGCTTTAATTAATAGACTTTACATAAGTACATTAGATTTTGCTACTTCAGCAGATCAAACAGGATGGCTAGACTTTTTAGATAGTTCTACTAATCCAACTGTTAAAGGTGTTATTAATTTTTTAACTACAACAGGAAGTTTTAGGTCAGCATATTCCGTAACAGGAGTAGCTGAAGATCAAGGCGGATGGTTTAAAGTAACAGTCTCGCACATTAGCGGACCAGCTTTATCTAACAACACCAGCTACTATCTCGAGTTTTATAGAAACGGTGACTATGGTCCTACAGGACCAACAGGTGCAACGGGCGCAGTGGGTGCTACAGGTGCGACAGGTGCAACTGGACCGACTGGAGCTCAAGGAGTTTGGGATACAGCTCAGACAATTGATGTTAAGTCTGACAACTACACATTAGTCTTAGCTGATGCTGGAAAACTTATTAGATGTACAAAGTCATCTTCTATGTCAATTATTATTCCTACAAACTCTGCACATGCATATTCAATAGGACAAAGAATTGACATTATGCAGTACGGAACAGGTCAGGTAACTGTTAGTGGTGATACTGGAGTTACTCTTAGATCTACTCCTACAAACAAGTTGAGAGCCACCTACTCAACAGCATCTATTATTAAAATTGGAACAGACGAATGGGTTCTAGCTGGCGATCTAGCCCTTACATAATTAGGAGTAGAGATGCCATTAAGTTTAGGAATAGCTAGCGGAGCTGGGTTTTTAAAGAACCCAGCGGAACCTCGAGTTCTTGGGTACAGAGTCAACTACATCAGTAACCCATCATTTGAGGTAGATACAACAGGTTGGTCAGCCGTTGCTGGTGCAACTTTGGCTAGATCAACAAGTGAATTTAATACTGGCTCTGCATGCCTTTCTGTTACTAACACAAATGGTTCTGCTGCTCAGTTCGGGGCAACTGGATCTATGATTCCTTTGATAGCTGGAGAAGGTTCTTATTATGTAAGTGCCTATGTAAAACTTGCTAGCGGTAACGCATCAGCAAATTATTTTATTCGTATTTTGCAATATGCAGAGCAAAGCTCGGGTACTACAGTGACTAGTGGAAACGTTGGAACTATAAATCTATCATACACTGGGGAGTGGGTAAGAATAAGTGGTTCATTTACCAAAAACGCTGGTGCAAATTTTGCTGTTATTAGAGTAGTTACAGGCTCAAATAACACTGGAGAGGTTTTTTATGTAGACTCTGTTTTACTAGAAAAGTCAGATACGCTAAGATCGTACTTTGACGGAAGCAGTAATGGCTTCTGGTCAGGAACTGCAAATGCTAGTTTTAGTGGGGGAACTCCTTACTAAGTTTATAGGTTATAGATTGGAAGTAGAGACGAATGGATGAATATGTCAATTGGTTTGCCAATGACGGGCAAAAAAATTTTTACATGCATCTTCTTAAAGAATTTGTAGGTAAGCCTATTCGCTGTCTTCAGATAGGTGCTTATACGGGAGATGCTTCCGTGTGGATTTATGACAATCTTTTAAAGGAATCTGACTCTGTTTTGATAGATGTCGATACTTGGGAGGGGTCAGAAGAGCCAGCACATTATGAAATGAACTGGTCTACTGTAGAAAATCTATATGATATAAAAACTAAGCAAGGACAAGAAGAAAGAAAAATAATTAAATATAAAGGAACTAGCGATAGTTTTTTTAAAAATAATAGACAAATGTATGACTTCATATATGTAGACGGGGACCACACAGCTTACGGAGTTCTAAAAGATGCAGTGGCTGCATACGAATGTCTTAATGTGGGGGGAATTGTCGCTTTTGATGACTACCAATGGAGCGCTGGTTTAGGTCCTTTAAAAGAGCCAAAGATGGCTATAGATGCATTCGGCAGTATTTATCGTGATAGGCTAAAGTTAGTTCTACAAGAATACCAATGCTGGTATAGGAAGATAGGGTAAATATGAAGGTAGCAATTTACACAATTGCACTTAACGAACGTCAGTTCGTTGATACATGGTTTGAAGCGGCAAAAGACGCTGACTACCTAATGATTGCCGATACTGGATCTACTGACGGAACTGTTGAACGTGCTCGTGAGCTAGGTATTCATGTTGTAGATGTACGAGTTTCTCCTTGGCGTTTTGATGATGCCCGTAATGCTGCATTAGCCGCACTACCAATTGATATTGATATGTGTATCTCTTTAGATATGGATGAAGTAATAACTCCAAATTGGAGAGCTCCTTTAGAAGCAGCTTGGGAGCGTGGCGTAACTCGTCCTCGTTATAAGCACATTTGGTCTTGGAATGAAGATGGAACTCCAGGACTTGAGTTTAGCTATGACCACATTCATACTAGAAAGAACTATCGTTGGCGCCACCCAGTTCACGAGTGCTTGTATGTTTATGGAATTGAAGAAAAACAAGAGTGGATTCCAGAAATTGAAACACATCACCACCCAGACCCAACTAAATCACGCTCTCAATACCTGCCACTTCTTGCTCTTTCTGTAAAAGAAGATCCTTATAATGATCGCAATGCTTTTTACTATGGCCGCGAGTTATATTTTTATGGAAAATACATTGAAGCTGCTGCAGAGTTAAAACGACATTTATCTCTTCCTACTGCTCACTGGGCGCCAGAGCGTGCTGCTTCTATGCGTTTTATCGCTAAGTCTCTTCCCGATGAAGCTGAAGAGTGGTACCGCAAAGCAATCGATCAAGCTCCAGGACGCCGTGAGCCTTGGGTAGATCTTGCAGAGCTTTACTACAATAAAAAAGATTGGCAACAATCTTTAGATTGCGCTAAAGAAGCTTTGGCTATAAAAGAAAAGCCATTAGAGTATTTGTGCGAAGAAAAAGCTTGGGGATACGCTCCTTATGATTATGCAGCTATTGCTGCTTACAATTTAGGTTTGTATGCAGAAGCTGTGGAGTATGCAGAAATGGCATATTCTATAAATCCAAAAGAAGAAAGATTAAAAACAAATCTAGAGTTTTGTATTTTAAAACAACCTAAGACTTAGTTTTTTTATTAATTTTCTTTTTTTCTTTTTCGTTTCTTTCTAAGTTATATGCTTCTACAGCATTTGCACTAGTGCGGCTTCTCCAAGAGAATCCGCACTCAGTGCATGTTACAACTTTTGCAGTAGTCCAACGCCCACCACTTGGTAGTTGCTCTATAGAAACACTAAGCTTAGAAGGACGAGCAGTGCAATATGGACAATTAGGAAATCTTCTTCTTCTTGCTTCTTCTCCATTATAAGAGACCGACAACGCTCTACGAATATCGACTTCATCTTTACCTCCCCATATTCCCCAGATCTGCCTGTGTTCTAGAGCCCATTGTAAACACTCTGAACGAACAGGACAAGTAAAACACATATTTTTTGCTGCATACTTTTCTTTAAAATCTTTTGAAAAGAACCAATCTAAAGCATATCTATTAGAAGGTTTTGCACAGGTGGCATCTGACTGCCAATTAAGATTATCTGCTGGTTTCCACACATGACTATATTAGACTATAAATTATAAAAATATCGTCTATATGACTATATTTATTAAAAATTATATTTCTATCCAAGTTGCAGGAAGGACAGAGTCTACAAACTCCCCATACTCTGTCTCACCGCTTTGATCGCAAACTGCATAGTTTTCTTCGTTTTTTATTATTCCAGCCCATCCATAGTTAGGAGAACATTTGTCTATTAAATTAAATCCGTCCCCTAAAGAAATAGCTACTCCATCTCTTTGTAAAGCTGACGCTAGTGCTCTTCTAACTAAATCATTTCCTAAATCTATATGGTCAAAGGTGTAATAGATAACTGAACAATCTATTGTAGAATCGTACCCAGAACCTTCCCACTCTTCCCAAAGAAAATCCCCTGGTCTATCGCTTTTCATTAATATTCCTTAATCAGATTCATCGTTAGGATTAATATTAACCTCAAAATCTGGATCCCGCTGATTAGAAAAATAAACTTCACTACTTAATTTTAATTCATATATCCCAGCAATAGTCACTGATCCGCACATAGCACATACCTCTACAGATCCATTGTTAACCTTACTAGGGACTTCTACGCCTTTTAAACGCATCAGTATGCGTCCATTTTTATCCATACTTTCAGGTTCCCATTTAGCATGCTCCCCCATCCAATAAGATTCGTATTATATTTAATTTACCACGAATTTGTTTTCTTTCTTCTGGTGAAAATCCACCCCAAAAACCGTGTTTTTCATTTTTTATGGCCCATTGACCGCATTCATCAATATGAGAACATCTTGAGCATATTTTTTTGGCTTCTATATACCCATTAAGTCTTTGCCCTATAACTTCTTCATCTTTGTCTTCTGTAAAAAACAACTCCACGCCTATTTCGGCGCAGAGAGGTTCTTTATATTGCCAAGGTGGTACAAGCTCTGACATGTTCCCCTCCAAGAAACTATTTAATTTGTTCTGACGCTATCTTTCCTACTTCGTAGCCACACCCTGCATACCCAGCAATATCAATCCAAGTATCAGGCTGAAAGCCAGCACCGTGAGCAAATCTTGCCACTTTAAGACCTACCATCATCATAGCTACCTGCTCATTAGTTATAGGGATACCCAAAATTACAGACCATATTTGAGCAGTCCTTGTAAAGTTTTCTTCTGGGCCACCATAGCTCTTATTTCTATCACCAGATATGATTCGAGCTGCTTCACGAAGAGCTTCTACTCTTGGAGGGTTATCTACAACCTCTCTAATCTCCTCACTACTTTTGTCCATAGTTACGCATTCTTGCAACTACTTCAGCAGAGTATGTTGGGTCTGTAACTCCATCATCATTAGACATATAGAAGTTATAGTCAATATTAAACTTAGTTTTAATATCTTCTTTAGGAGTTTTTGTAAAGTTAGATAGTTTAGTTTCTAAAGTATCTACAACTTCATCATAGCTTTTTCCATGAACCATAAGTCTGAAAAATACATTTTGCATTTAGTTTGTCCTTTTTTCTAGTTGTTGAGGTGTGTAATGATAGCCTTCAAGTACGGGTTCTTTCCCGTCAGTTGTTTTTACAATAATATCTCCGTAACGAATACTTACTACTTTGCCACGGCGACCATTGTGTAGTTTTCCCATCTCGCCATCAAATGCATTCCATTTGACTCTTACTTCATCAGCAACGACAATTTGTCCAGACTGAGCTGGTACCCACCGTTCGTTTTTGTTTTCTACGATAATTGCATGACCTAAAGCTAGTTTGCCAAATAGCTCAACAATCTGACTTAGGTTTGCCTCATTCTTCGCTGGGTCTGGATCTGTGTTTTTAAGATCCTCCCATTTCTCCAGTAGGGCAATAACATGATCGCCAACAATCCTTTTAGTGCGATTGTTGGTCAATTGTTCTTTGACCCACGGCATATCTACTTTGGCCATTTCGCTGTCCTTTCGTACAGTCTTTCCTAGACTAACAACAACTGGCTCTGGTTGTCCAGAGCTCTCGCTGTTTTTTCCAGAGAGTCTTCGTATGACGGAACTGCCTCTCTGTAAAAATCTTTTTGTGTTTGAGCCACCACTAATCTTTCTTCTGGACTCATCTCCTCTATTGTCGAAGGTAAATACGCCCATTCTGCTCCTAGCTCGGCGGTATGACGCCATTCAGTAACAACAGGAACACCTGCTATGAGTGATTGTGATATTGCGACAGACCACCAAGGGTCTCCACCCTGATAGGTACTTATTAAAGTCCCAACAGATCTTTGCATTTTTAATTGAACTGCATCTTTTTTGCTGTAATTATTGTATCTAATAGACTCAATTGGAAGAGTAAGGTTTGAAGATGTTTTCTTTGTCCACGCAGATTTAGGGTTGTCAGCACACCAATATGTTTTATCTACAGGAGAAACTCTAGCCTCAGACTCATCTATTAAAACTCTATCAAAACATAGTGGCACTATGCTATTTTCGTCTAAATTAGGAACGTTTTTTGTAACTACTTTCTTAGAAAACCAAGGCATACTAGGTACATATGTTTGAGCCCACTTGTTATTGTGTAGATAATCTACAAAAGATAGTATCTGTTCTTTGTTTTCTGGTTTTAAAGCGTTATCATATTGAATTCTTTTAGAGTAAAAATCTTTATAAAAATTATCTGTCCCTGTATAAAAATCCCTAATAGTTGTTTTAATCTTTTGTGGCTCTGGCATATCTAAAACTAAACGAAGCTTCCCAAGCTCTCTTGCTTTATTCGCCAATGCAAAGGCCCCGTGAGCATAGTGAGCCGATATATTTGATGGAGATGCTAGCCCTACAAAAATAGCATCGTACTGATCTAAATACTCTTTTGTGTGTGTAAAGTGTGGCTTTGTAAGAACAACTTCATGTCCTAGCTCGATAAAAGCATTATGAAGAAGACCAGTAAAAGTCGGATAACGACTTATTGCATTTTGGGATGACTGAGATGCTGTGCATCCAGTAACTAGTATCTTCATAATTTCCTTATCTTGGATTACTAAATTGCTACCCAACGCTTTTCGTTGGGTAGCAACCTAGCAAAACCAGCTTAGAACGGTGAGGCTGGAGCTGCAGCAGGTGCTGGCGCTGGCGCTGGAGCAGGTGCTGGAGCAGGTGCAGCAGCAGTTGCAGGTGCTGGAGAGGCTGTCTCGCCATTCATTGCAGCAACTGTCTGTGCGCTTGGGTAGTAGTTCTTGATTTCGTTCTTCTTAGCGCCGTTATAAAGACGGCTACCAATCTGTGCACGGAATCGACGACCCATGAGTGCTTGCTCGATTTGAGCATTGGTTGGGTTGTTATCAAAGTATCCACGACCAATTCCCATGGCATGGAACTTCTTAAACAAGATTCCCAGCGCTGCTGGTGAATCAGGTGAGACAACTAGGTTGTCCCAAACTAGACGCTTGTTGTGAGCTCCGCCCTCAACCTGCGCCTTTACTTTGAACATGGTTTTGCCAGATTGCGATGTTGTCGCAGTGGCTTCAACGACTACGAGATCGTAAT